CCTTTGATACCTCATTACGGTTAACGAACGTTACAGAGCTTTCTCCGTCTTTTAACGATAAAACATTATCACCGCTAACTGAGGAGTCAGTTATCCCCCTCAAAGCATTTCGTGATTGTTTGATATAATAGTTGTAAAGATAAAGCTCTTTTAATATGCCTTGAGCTTCAATATCAATTACGCCATATGTTCCGCTTGCGTTCGCCCCGCTAAAATCTGTATATATATGTGTATTTAGTTTTCCTAAATTTTCAAATAGCCATCCACTAACTGAAGCCACTGTTGCTATTCCAGTGTCACCATCAAATTCTGTTTCTACAATTCCTGAAGCTAAGTCTTCTAAAGCGGTCATGTAAGTTATTACACTATTAATCTGTATTTAACCAATCAAGAACTTCTTTATGTTTAGGATCTTTGGGGTCTAATTTAATTGATGGTTCTGGGATAGGGTTGGTAAATATGTTGCCTTTATTCTGAAACTTATGAAATTCTTTTTTAATATTTTCAATTAATACAGGTCTATCATAAAAAGGGTTGATTCCAACTTTCATTGCAAAACTATGCAAATCAGCATTATTCATTTTTTTTATCTTTTTCTTTAATTCCTCCATATCATGAGTACCAAAAAAATTAGTTTGCCCTGTACCAAAAGCTACCTCAACTTGTCTTAGCACTTCTTGGTAACGTGCAGTACTGGTTTCTCCAGCTTTTCTAAGACGCTCTAGCTCTTCAAGTAAACCTTCTTTTTCAGGCACTTCTTGACCTGTAGTAACCTCTTCATATGGTGTTTCTTCTTCGTTCATACAATATTATATACACTTAGTAAATAATTTAAATAAAAAAAGGCCACCCCTTTCGAGGTGACCTTTTAATATGAGTAACAATTGAAGATTAATCAGCTGCTCCAATAATCTTACCTACAAGAACTCTATTGTCAAGGACAACTCTGCCCTCTTCCATAGATCCGAAATATCCGATCTTGTTTTGGCGTATGCTGTACTGATCGTCAGCAATAAGATTGAACTCCCCACCGCTTTCATCATCAACAGCGACTGCACGAATAAGTGCGTCTCTTGAACGATCAACACCAAGGACGAAATCGTCAGTTGTGGTGTCGAAAGTGATAGCAGCAGTGCTACCTGGATTGTTATAAGTAGTTGAACCAGCAGCTACATCGAAAAGAGTGTTGAACTTTTGGTTCACACCAAACTCATTCAGCTCCATAATTCCAAGACCGTAAAACTCAGGAACACCTGCGTTACGGTAAAGCTCCATACGAAGCTCATCAGGAGCTGCAATAGCACCCCCATCAGCGGGTGGAGCAGTGCCATCTGGGTCTTGAGTGTTAATAGCGTTGTAAGCTATTGAGCGAATATCCTGAACAACTTCTGGTGAACAAATAAGATCAGTTAAGCCCTTTGTGCGACTTGTTGGTGTACCGCCAATGAATGAAGTATTGATTCTCTTAGCAAGAGTAAGTAGATCATTCATGTCAGCAAGTGTAAACTTGTCAATAACTCTGTTGGTCTGAACGTGTGCTCTACCGCCTGTACTAGCAGCTGCTACAGCTGTCATAAGCAAAGTAGCAGAAGTAGTTTCCTGCTTAATTAAGATCTCCTGAGCAACACGAGTGAAAGTCTTGCTCACTACGTCCATGCGGCTTTTAGCAGCATAACGACGATCAAAGCTTACAGCACTATCAAGGCTATAAGTAGCAAGTTTCAACTCAGATGCAGTTGGTAGAACTTGTGAAGTTGGAAGACCCCCAGCGTGGCTTTGGCTGTATACTTGAACATAATCCTCATTGGAAATGTTGTAGTAAAGGTCCAAAGGAATGCTTGGATTATCATCAGCATTAAACTGAAGTGACTGGAACAGATTGCTTACAGTTGGAGCTTGGTTAAGAACCTCAGCTAAAACTGGTCCGATAAACTCGGCAAGTGCAACCTGAGCCTCATATGCAATAGTTTTATTGCGAGAAGCCATAGCTTTTATAAGCTCGACCTGCTCTGGTGTACGTTTTAAAGTAATTTTCATTTTATAAAATCCTCTCTAATAATTAGTTACAATCAAATGAAACAATGATGTAAGTGCCTTGGAATTGATCGTTCACTGGCCCACTAGTTGATAATCTAGATCCTGTTCCAAGAACGTGTCCAAAAACTTTATCTTCATCTACTAAATCACCAGTAGTAATAGATCCAGCAGCGATTGTAGTAAAACCAGTGATTTTACCAGCAGTTGAACCAAGCTTAATTCTATTTCCTGGGGCATAGCTGCTAAGTGGTCCTTCGAATGCACCAGAGGTCAAAGTAAAGATTCCTTTAGTTGCAATAGGTACAGCTTGCCCAGGTAATACAGCTTGGAGTTCTGCTTGCTTTGTTGGATTGTAAAGCAGCTTCTCACCATTTTCATCGTTTTTAGCTGTCTGAAGAAGGGTCATGCCAATGGCGTGATCGTGATCTTTAGCACCTGTAATTTTAAGATTGACTTCAGGGTACATTTTTGTTGTACCTAAGAACGGATAGCTGCTATCGCCCAAATAAGAATTTGTTTGATACTCAACAGGCTCTTTATCGAAGTCACCGTCAGCCACTTTAACGAAAACGCCAGCATCACCAGCGCCACTATCAGTGGTAGCGTCAAGAACATCACTTCCGATAACGGAAAATAAGTTTATGACATCATGATCAGAGTATTGTCTGAAAGGTAGAATTCGTAATCCCATAATTTTTTTTAGTTAAATTAAAGTTTAGTTAGTTAAGAAATTTCAATATTTTCACGCTTGAAAGCCTCTTTGAATCTTTCAATCAAAGATTTGTTATCAGATGCGACTGCTTCATTTGCGTTAGGAATCTCAGAGTCGGTCACTTCAGCTTCGTCAAAAACTTTTTCAACTTCAACCTCCTCAGAGGCGTTTGAAACTCTTTTAGCGACTTCTTCATCAATACGCTTTTGGATTTCCTCTTGAATTGAAGCTTGCGCCTCTTTATTCTTGTGTCTCCAAAGAACTTCTAGTTTTGAAGCAAAAGAAGTAAATTCTGCGTCTTCACCAAGATCTTTAAGCTCATTAGCTAAAAATTCACGATCCTCATCATCAAGGTCGTAAGACTCATCAATAGCATCCATTCTTTCATTGAATCTAGCTATAGCTTCTTCAGCTTTTTTCTCGTTTTCAAAAACAGAGATGCGCTCATTTGCTTCTCCTAGTTTCTGCTCAAGATCAGCTACTGAGGTTTTTAAATCCTCGTATTCTTTAGCAATTAATTCTTTTTGATTCTTAGCTTCCTCAATATCTGCACGGTATTTCTCATCGCGCTCTTTAATAGCATTAGAGAAAGTGTCAGTCATTGAAGCGATAGCTTCTTTAGAGAATTTTTTCTCATTTAGAAGCTCTTTAAGTTCTGAAATAGTTTTTTCGATTTCCATAGCGTTAATATCCTTTTCGTTGTTTACATTTAAATTTAAATTTTGTGAAATTTTATCACGTTTATCATTTATAAAAATTTTATCTGTCTCAGGTTTATCTGAATACAAACCTTTTACATTTGCTGCTGGGTTCATAGTATAAGCAATACCTAAAGGGTATATTTTACCAGTTATCAGCCTATATATATTTTCTCCCTTATCTGTTTTTCCAGTTCCACCATAACTTTTTAAAAATCCTTTCATTTCTGCTATTTTTTCAGGGTCTGAGATGATTTTTGCATCTTCAAGGTCATCGCTACCCACGGCTAAAACAAAATTACTGAACCCGACTTCCCAGCTTGCAGAAACTTTTTGATATGCTGGATCGTCTGGGTCTAAGGATTTTTGAACAAGATTAGTAAAATCTTTATTTACTGATTTGTAAATAACCGCCCCCAGAGCTATATTAAAAGAATTTTTTTTATTTTTTATATCTTCAGCATTTAAAATTTTATTAGTTTTAATATCGCTAAATCCAGCATCTACAATATGCCCAACTATTTTTTGCTTATTATGTTCTATATTAGTTGGTTTATGAATAAAATTTGGCGTGTACTCAATTGCAGTTGAGGTTGACATCCCGTCGCCATTCCTATTGAATTTATTTACAACAGCTGCATTAAACGCCACCCCTAGTAAATCGACATTGCTTTTATAATCTATATTTTTAGGGACTAATGGGGCTAGATTACTTAATGAAGCCTCAGATATTAGAGAAGCCTTGCTTATTTCGCAAACTGAGATTGGGCATTCAAAAGTTGTTTTATATTTATAATCCATTAAGATTCTTTGGTGCTGTGGTATAAAATTGCTGATGGATATAATTCAAGATTATGCTTTGCAGATATTGATAAAACCTCTGTCAAAGTTTCTAGATTTTCTATCTCATCAAGGTTATTTACACAGAAATCAAATCTTTCGGCCCAAGATTCTTCATTTTCGGAACATACTATAGATTCACACAAATCAGTTAGCACGTTACCCATTGATTCAGAAATCTCACCTTTACCGCTTTTTGCCACAAGTTTCTCCCTAGAATCATTTATAAAATTATCTATTTTGTAGAGAGTTGATTGTATGTTTGCTCTAGAATATGTTGATCTTGAAACAGGTATATCGACTGTACCTTCAGGTCTGCCTACCTCATTTGGAGTTTTTGTTTTTGGGGTATCAGACTCTATCATGGGCACACCTCCCACTAAAGGATTGTAAAAACCTCCTTTTCTTTCTTGGATAAATGTTTCTTGAGCTGGAGCAATATTTTCTGCATCAGGGAACTTGCCATTATGGAACATTTCCATTCCTTGTTGCGGAGTAAGTATACCAAGCTCCATCAATCGAGTAGAAACTCTCATCAATTGAGTTTCGTCTCTCATATCTATATCTTTCATCTTTACTTGGGGGTAAGATCTAAAACCAAGATCAGATGCTATTCTTTTTATCTCTCGCTGTAAAAAATCATTTAAAAATCCATTTCTAGACTCTTTTAATCTATCAATAAATATTTGTGCTTTAACTTGAGTAGAGTTGTATTTTTCCTCGCCTACAACAATGTTTTGCAAGCCTTGTTTAATATCTTCATTAAGAATCTTATATTTATCTGGCCCCAAAACTCTATTAAGCTCTGGTATTATAAATTCTGCTTTTGTAGTATAATCAGAAACTAAAACCCTGCCGACACTTTCGTTCTTGAATAGATTTTGCATGGCAGCAAGATTGTTAGGATTAACGCCACCTTTATCTGGATCAGCTCCCATAGTAATCAACAAAATCACATTCTCTACAGTCCTTGTAATCGCTTGATCCATTTTCTTCAGTTCCATCTTAGCATTTATGTCATCTAAAACTGGGAAACCAAATGGAACAGCAAAAGGTTCATAATCTTGTTTTTTATAAAATGAATATGACAGTTTTTCTCCGTCGAGCTTCATTTTAACTCCAGTGGTTGTATAGCCACCATCCTTTATAAGTTTTTGGGTATACTCATCAAAACTATCTAGCAATGCCCTCTCCTCATCTGTTTGAGGATCTCTAAGCCTTGCTAACTCATATTCAGATAGAACTTTCTCATATGCGTTTCTTGAAAATGTTGATGACCTTTTAGCTGTTATGTCGTAAGGATTAAGTAAAACATATCTGAGAGGTATTTTATTTGCTGCGGGATTGATTGCGCCAACCTGATTTATAATTTTTGCATAGTCATCAGCCTGAAACCTGCCGTCCATCCTGTATAAAAAAACATTCCCACTGCGGTAATATTCTCTAAAGTACTGATCTTTTATGTTAATAAGGTTTATTCTTCTAAACCATTCTTCAAAAAACTGTCTGCTTTTTCTAGAGCCGCCCTCTAAATAAACATCTGTATTTGTAAACTCAGACATGATATCAATAGCATTTCTAAAAACTGCTACATTTGCGTATGCTTTTTGACAAAGCTCTATAGCATCTCGAATATTTACCCCGTCAGTAGAGTACTCATATGGCAGCATTCCTATAGCAATGCTTGAAAATCTATTTCTAAGATTTACAAAAGCTGCCCTATTTTGTCTAGTGCCAGAGAAAGCGCTAGCGCTAGCAGCTTGCCTTCTGGCCTGAGCTATTTCTTGAAAAGAGGCATCAGAAGTATAAAATGGCTCACCTAGTAAATCAGGCTGTACTTGCCCACCTTCCCCTATAGGTACATAGGTTTTTCTTTCTTTATTAAATTTATTCCAATATTCTGAACGTTTGGTATATTTTCTCTTGGCCATAACAATATTTTGTTTTACACTTAAAGTTAACTTTCAACTTTTAAAAGTTAAGAAATAAACATAGGGGTAAATGTCGGTTGATTATTATTTTGATTGAAGTCTTGCATATCATAATAAATGTTCATCATCCAGTTGCCTAAAACTAAAGCTGAATATGAGTCTTTTCTAGCTTTATCAGCACCTTTTTGCTTCCTCAGTGTTGGCGGCAAATCAAAACTTTGAGTGCCTTGGGCAGAGGTTGTTATCTGAACTAGAGCACATTGAACCTTAATTAAGTCCATCATGTCCTTTTGATGCTCTACAAAATCAATCATTCTAGCACCTTTACCGCCTTTTTGATTGGGGTCATTCCTAATAAACTTTAGTTCTTCAACTGGGACTCTAGACTTTCTTTGATTGTTGTAATCATCATTCATAGCCGCCCCAGCAAAAAATATCCTTTTATGGTCAAAAGCAGACTGTAAAGATTCATTAGCTAGCCTTATCCAAGCAGAAGTAGGTTTTCTTAAAAACACAAATTTGTTTTCTGATTTATTATACTGGTTTTTTAGTCTTCTTAAATTTTTATCATAATCTTTTGTATTATCTAAATCGCCCTCTATAACACCAAGTTTTAAATTTTTGTTTTTGAATATTTCACTTTCATTACATGAGTTAACAAATTGCACACCACCATTGTAGTCACCAACCACAGCTACAATATTAAAGTGAGTTAGTATGTAAGCCATATACTTAATATGCGTTTTTAGACTTGAACCAGATAATGCATAACTATGTACAACAGTGCCCTTTCTAGTTTCTAAATTAATTTTTATAAGCAGCATAGCAAAGTCATCCGAACTTTCACTCTCTGACCAAGATGGGTCAAAAGCTAATATATATTGATCTTTAGGATTACCTATGACCTCAACAGATTGCCCTTCCCCATCAGGTATCGTGCATTCTGCCATTTTACTTACTTTAAAATATCCAGAGCTATCATCTGTAAATATTGCCCCAAACTCTCTTTGGAATTGAGACTCACTCATAGTATTCTTGGACTGATTAATTAAGTTTTGATCGTATAGCTGAGCAGGAGCGCAGTCATAGCTAAAATGCATTATTGTTCTATGCGCCCCATCTTGTTTATTTTCATTCAGTATCAAGTTCTCATATTGCTGATATAATTTATATAAATATTCAAATTTGTAGGACGCAGATGAAAGACCAATGATTTTGTTGTTTGGCCACTGTTTTCGCTCCTCCTCTTTCATTTTCCCCTGTTCAATCATCTTTGTTTCAAGGTCATATATTTCTTGCCTCTCTGTAGGATTTTCAACGACAGACAAAAAGGGCATTATAACCTCATTAAAGATTTTTTCTGGCATCAACAATAACTCATCAATAATTATTCTTTGAAATCTATAACCCCTTAACTTTTCACCATCACCTAGAGGTAAAGCTCTTATACTGCTAGAACCTATCTCCATAATCCACTCATCATTCATTTTTGATGTTCTAGTTATACATTGGGCAAAAAATGTAGCTTTTGGACTTTTTGATATATCTTCAATCTTTTTAAAAATCATTTTTGACTGCCTAAATGATTTAGACAATATACCTATCTGAACACCTTGATGTAGAATAGCGTCTAACAAAGCGAAAATGGCCGTAGAGAAGCTTTTGGACATTCCTCGGCTCCATATGCCCAAAAAGTAATCGGACTCCATCATGGCCTTTATAGCCATGTGTTGAAATGGGAAAAGTTTTACACCAGTAAATAAATCTGTAGCGAAAGATGGGTTTTCTCTTAAAAATTTATAAAGAAGTATCTTCGATTCAGTCTCATCCAAAAATCCCTCTTTTTCGATTATTTGTTGGTTGATATCTGCGTAAGGTCTTTTTAGTTTCTGTTTTCCTGTTTGCCAAGCCATTTTGTTTTAATTGGTTACTCCAAAAATATTCTAAATCTACACCCCAAAGTTTTTTGCCTAATACTAGTATTTTAGGAATCAATAATATACTTTTATCTCTGGAGCCACTAAATACGAACTGACAAGCGTCTGAATGCTCAGCTTGTATGTTACGCATTTTATGAAACACATAATCTAATTTAAATTTTTTGTAAGACTTACTGTTCTCTGCCTCCATGTCATCAAAAGCTGTCTCAATGACCACAAACAAATAACAACCTAAAGATTTGCATCTTTCTATCTCATTTAAAAATCTTTCATGTCCAATTGTTACTGTAGCGCAAAAGTCCTGAAAGGATTTCCTATCTACAAAGGTATAATCAAAATCATCTCCCATGACAGCATAATCCCCAACATCAAGTTTTAAAAATTCTTTGTTTTTAAATGATAAAGGGTTTTGCTCTCTAGTATCTATAAATATTTTTGTATTTGTAAAATCCTTATCAAAATTCTTAGGAAGCCCCTTTGATAACATAGGCAGCATTTTAATTTTTTTACATGCGTTATTGTATGAACCAAAAATTTTTTTACAAATCTCTATATCTGGTATATCCCCGCTTTTTAGATAAGTAGATGGTGGAATCTTCGAAAGTTTTTTATTTTTTAATTTTTTTTGAAAAGAAGTTACTATGTAATCTTTTACTTCTTTTTTTGGTGCTGTCGCGCACCAAAGTCTCATGTTATCGGCGCTAATAAAATCTTTTGAAAAATATTGTGAATAATTTTTATAAGGTATTAGCTCGTCAGTAAACCTGTCTTTTTTTGCAAAGTGTTTGACGTAGTAATCGCCGACAAACATGTCGTGCTTTTTTAAGTGTGCGTGTAAACTACGCAACGTCTCAAAAGTCTGGCCGCATTCTCTACAATTAAATGACATCGCTTGGTCCTATCCCTAAAATTCTAGCTTTCCACTCAGCCATACCCTCCAACTTTTCAGATTCCTCTTTGACCGCTAATTTTTGCATCTCAGCGATTCTAATCATGTTTTTGCGCTCCTCCTCCTCTTGAAAGAGTTGCACTATCGAAAGAAATGATGCATTTTCTTTCTGAGACTTTTTCATTCGCTCGGCACGGTCACCCTGAAGCTTTTTAGTTAGGTTTTCTATTCTAGTCTCGCATTGATGATATTCTTGTGATTTTGCTTTGATTATCTCAGCTAACCTAACGCTCATATCTGTTTGATCATCAGCTACGTCAAACATATCGTTAAGTTTATTCAAGTGACTGCTTATAACCTCAAGGTTGATAACCTCCTTGCATGCGTTGAGATATAAATTTATCTCATCCGCAGTTAGGTCTGGCTTATCCCAAGTCAGTCTAACAAATTCATGCTCAAAAAGAACTCTATCTGATTCATTTAAATAATTATTAATTATTTTTAAAAAACGCGAGTTGTTCAAATTGACCCCTAACTTTTCAATACAAATTTGCGTTTGCCTGTTAATCTTAGAGTCATCTAAGCCTAGACCAGTGGCATCATTGATTTTTTTGATGATTCTACTCGTAGACTTCGGTGCAATGTATGAATGCAGCGCACCACTGTCTTGTGATGGCATTATGTCGGGATTTATCTCTCTAATGTATGCTAATACTGTCCTTTGCTCATTTGATAGCGGCTTGACTTGCCTATCGGCAAATATTATTTTTGCTATTTCAAGCGATGACAAGCCTTGTTCGGCTTGCTCAAGTATAAAATCCTTTTGTTGTTGTGTTAGCTCTATGGCCTCGACTTGTTCACGACCTGTTGTTTTGTAATCAATACAATTCTCAACTAAATACTTCCTGACAGCGCGGCCCTGTTTAGATCTGCCATCTAAAGTGTCATCTTGAAAACACTGCTTAGTCAAATCAATTAAGTTTTTGATTTTAGTAGCATTTTCGTCTATAAACTTTTTTTGCTCTTCAGATAGTTCCATCATCAATAATATCGTTTTCTCTTAGTAAATCTATGGCCGTTTGTAGAAACTTCTTTTTTAAGTTTTTAACTTGCCTGTAACCTAACTTATTTTTTTGTGCGGATATTTTATAACCCATGTACTTTGCTACATCTTGCTCAGTTTTCTTTTCAAAGTACAGCATTCTATAAGCCTTGTAATGAATCGGGCTTAATTTTTTTTTCATTAGTTTATCAAGCTTTTCTAATGAATTTTTAAAATCAAAATTATCTTGTTGTTTGTTCTGTATCTCTTTAGAATAATCCTCTACAGATAAAGGGATCTTAATCTGCAAACCAATTTTTTTGGTTTTTTCCCATTTGCAGCAAACCTGACACTTCAAAGGGTTATGATTTGGCAAATGCATAGATTTACAAGGATTTGTATAATTACCATAATGATTCCTTAATAAATTCCTAAGCTGGTTCGATATGATCCTCCCGATCCAAGGCTCAAGCGGGCGTGACTGATCCCACATGTGCCACTTCTTAGCTATGTGGCTTTTTATTATTTGTTGTACATCCTCAAAATCGAACCATTTGATAGCATTCAATCTCCATTTATATTTTTGTTTTTGAATGGCTTGGTCGATTATCTCATAGCATTCCTCATAAGTTTTCTTTTTCGGATCTCTTTTCATCAAGGAATTCATTAACAGACTTAGAACGCGGTTTTCTGCCAGCACCTTTATGTGGTGGCTCTCCTGCTAATGAACCCAGTGTATGAGTTTGATAAGTTTCGGATGAATATTCAACTTGTATCTTTGAGATATTTGGAATTGAATCACATGCTGTCTCATCATCTGCTAAGTCCAAGTCCTCTAAAGAGGGTTTACTTAACGTATTGACACTTGAGGCTGCACTGGCTCCCAACTGCTGCCCGCACTTAGAACAAAAGTTAGGCTTGACACGAGAGTACTGTATTTTGAATCCGCAACTATAACAAAAAAAATGGCTCATAAGCTATATATTATAAATTAAAATTGATTTTTTTTCTATTTTATTATATTTAAGTAACAAGATCATTGTCTCAATTTTAAAAAAGCTGATGGCCGCTGTCGCTTAGACGGTTGCCTTGTTATATAATAATACAATTATTTTTTGTGTTTTTCTATCTTAGATACAATATATTTTAAAATTTTACTTCTAACTATATCTCTGTTGTTGAACTTAAATGAAGTTATACCTTGCTCTTTAGATTCTTCACAATTAAACAGATCAAACATTTCTCTAAAGCCGCTTCTACCATTTATGTCGCTCTGCATAAAATCGCCGCATATAACTAGTTTTGTATTCTCACCTATTCTAGTAATTAGAGTGGTTAATTCTTTAAATGTAAAGTTTTGAGCCTCATCTGCCACAATGAGCTTATTGTTCCAGTTAGCTCCTCTTAAAAAGTTAATTGGCACTGCGGATATGCGTTCTATTTTTTTCATGTAGGCTGTATCGCCTTCATGTACCATTTCATCCAACTTATCGTAAAGCGGCATCAAAAACGGATTGAACTTATCTGATATATCTCCAGGCAAACTGCCTAATCCTTTGTCGGCGCTTTCAGCAATACTTCTTATGTATATTAGATCTTTACTAAAATCTTTAGCCATTATCTGTAAACAGCCATAAACTGACATGTAAGTCTTACTAGATCCCGCTGGCCCTGAAACAAAAATAATTTTCATCTCAGGATCTAAGACTGCCTCTAGCAATAACTGCTGTTTGTTGGAAAAGTTAAACTCCCTTTGCTTGAAGTTTATAGAGTGTATTTGAGAGCTAAAATCAAATGGTGAAGATTGACTCGATTTTTTTCGGGGCATTTATTATATTTACACCTATTTGTTTCGCTCCTTAGTCCTTTTCTTTAATTTTTCTAGATAAGCTTTATATATTTTATTCGCGGCAGTGAGTTTTTTCTTTTTCTCAGGATCTTTAGCATTTTTAGCTGCAAACCTAGATCTTTGCTCCATAGCCATGGTAGCTTGCACTTTATGCTTATGTGGCCTTCTAGCTTTCTCAATAATCGCAACACTTTTTTTAGCAGTCTCAGCATCTTTGAATCCAAGCCCTTTTATAGTACCTTTGGGGTCTTCATCTGTATACAAATCAGAATGTTCAGACTTTGGCCTCTTAGTACCATCTTTTCTTTTTTCGGGGGTTCTTTTTTCATCTGCTTTTGCTTTGTATGCCCCACCTCGTTCTTGACGCTTACAATACTGCTTCTGACTAAAACCTTTGGGGTTGTCGCAATCAATCTTACGCTTGCGCTTCATACTCCACTTAGCCCTTATTTCGTCACTAAAATCTAATTCTAAATCCATTATAAATCTATTTGTTTTATTGTT